ATGATTGTTGATACTGATAAAATTGAGTGGCTGTTAGAAAACCGCTCTCAATACTTCATAAACAAAGAAACAGGAGTTGCACAATCTCGCTTATCAAAGTTAAAAAATAATTTTTCCGAGATTGGAAAATCTAGTATTGAAATTGGTGTGAGATTAACTACATTAGCACTACAAGAACAACAAATTGAAAATAAAGGGGATATTAAAATGACAAAAGAAAAAATTATCGAAATGATTGATTCAGGAATGAACGTCTATGGGACTACTTACGAAAATGAAAAAGAAGTTGCTGAACATTGCGGCTTGAACGTAACTGAAAAAGACGTTGAATATCTCGAACAATACGACGGCGAAGACTTCGAGCATAACGAAAAACAATTTGTTGACGGCGATATGATTTATATCATTCGTGAGCCTAAATGATTGCATAAAAAATAAGCCTACTTCTCGAATTAAGAAGTAGGCTTTTACTATGGAGCATGATGAATTCTAACTAGCGACCGAACGGTTATGAGCTGTTTGCTCTAACCAACTGAGCTACTTAATTAAATAAATAATAGTTTATCATTGCTAATTGTAGCTGTACACTTTCATTAATCGTTATCCCATGAAGCCACAGCGGATTTTTTAACATATCGGTGGAGATATTCTGTAAATTTATATTTTTTAAAGTCAATCCATAAGATAGTGGCGCAACGCTATCAAACATAACTTTATTTTGTTCAGATGCTATAACATATATATTTCTAGAATCATAAACATTATTTCGCATAATGTTTCTTAATCGATCAGAAAAATTCACTTCAATGAAGTCATACATAAGCTGCCTATCGTATCTACCATCATGCCCGTATATCCACGGAGTTCTATCAATAACTGGATCTGCACTAACCGTTTTATAGTTTCCTGCCATTCCGATAAATAGCGCTCCAGTTCCACCTCTAGAATTCCCATAAAGAACAACGTCATTATGTCTTAATCCGAATTGAGCACATGTATCAGCAATAAGTTCAAAAATTTCCTGTTCATACAAAGTATAATACGAGCCTGACACAAACGCTACATCCGCTATCCTTAAAATTATAACATTCTTTCCAACCTTGGCATTTAGGCTATTCCATTGTTGTGTTCCAAAATATCTATCTTTTGCAGAAGAACTACCTGGGGCAGTTGCTGGGGTAAATAATACTACTAATTTTTTGCATAAAAAACCATTGAACTCTGGTAATTCGATACTATAATGTAAATTTTTGTAACGTTTTAAATTCAAATTCAGGTCGTTAACTTTCACAAAATGTAAGTCATTAGCTATTAACCCGTCAACCGTATAGCCTTGTTGAGCTTTTTCATAAATAGTTTGTCTGAAATCAGGTTGTTGATCTAAAAATCCCCATAAGTCGTTCATTTGCAATTCTCCTATATATTAAAATTATAAAAACGTGAATATTAACACATAATTCGTAAAAACAAGTAACTGTTTGCTAAAAATTCAAATCAATGAGTAGCAAAAAAATCATCTTACAGCAGTTAATATAGCACTTCGCTATATTACTTGCAATAAAAATATAAAAAAGAGCCGCCTCTGGGAAGGCGACTCAAGAGAATTTAAATAAGTGTAAATATATTCTAATCTACGAGTTATAGAAAACAAGTTATTAATATCCAGTTCCCCAAGTATTGTCTGGGTTACCATCATTTGGTCCAACAGGAATATAAATGCGTGTTCCGTTTACATCAGTGCCACCTAAGAAAACATAGCCATCTGCTACCCGAACGGAATCATATTTAAATTGAGAACCTTTCGGCCATACTCCGTAAACTGGTGCTGATAAACTCGGCGCACCATTTCGAAGAACAATTCCTTCACTAACACCGATAGTAAAAGTTTTAGCTGGTGTTGGTTTGCTGTTTTCCCATAGCTCCGCAATATCTCCATCATTTGCATAACCTAAAAGTTTGCCGCTGTTTTCAATGCGGTATAGATTTTTACGCCCGTCTAGCCTTTGTGTAATTGTTCCAACTTCCGTCCACAATGTGTCTGCATTGATATGCTGAGAAATTGGCGCATCTGGATTTTTGTAGATTGTTGTGAAGCGAACGTGCTGACCGACTTTATATTTTGGTTTATTAGGATTGCCGGGATTTACGATAACTTCGCTACCATCTTCCGGCAATCCTGTTTGTAAATCTTGTGCAAGTTGCGCTTTGCTAATTCCCCACTGTGCTAAATATCCGTATGGATCAGTATGATCGCCCCACCAATTTTTAGTAATCCAATCATGAGTGACTATTCCGTATCCTGTACCATCATCTAAGTCAAACGTTGCACCAATTTGTGTGGCTAAATCACGAATTAAATTTACATAAGCAGCATAGTCTTTCTTGAACGTTTCTTTATTATTCGTTCGAGCGAGTTCGATTTGTGCATACGCTTTTGCATTCGCTGTTGCTCCTGCACCCCATTGAATTTGGCCAGCTGGCGCTAATTGTTTCACTCGACCACCAGAACCGACAAAATATGAAACATAGGCTCTCGTCCAGTTGCGTTTCATAAATGATGTTTCTCTGTCTAAGCTATCTGCACCAACATTCTTATCATTCCCAGACTCATGCAAAACAATTAATTCATTGGTGGCATATCCTGGAAAATATCCACCAAAATCGATAGGGTCTTGTTCCACTTGATAGGCATTGACACCTATTGGTACAAAACCTATCAATAACACTAAAGTCAATAACATTTTAAATGATTTTTTCATGTTTTCCTCCTAAATAAAAAGGCATAGCATCAAGCTATACCTTAGTTGAGTTTCTCGTTGATTTTTTCAACGGTAGTTTTAATTGATTCAACATCTTTTAATGAATCGGCTAATTTATCAATTGTTTTTTGATAATTTTGCTCACGATCATTATTTTGTTTCATAACCCAAAAAAGCAAACCTACAAATAACACTGCAAACGAAATTTGCTCTGGATTTGTTAACAACCCTTTGACAAACTCTTCCAAAATTTCCGCCTACTTCCCAATAATTTCTTTCGCTTCATCGTCTGTAATGCATAGTGGTACAAATTCAAAAACCTGTTCAGGAGTAAAACAACCCCAGTCAAACATCATTTTAATATCATCGTATGAAAACATATTATTCAGCTCCTTCAATTTTTTCTTTAATAGCTTTAACTTCATTGTTTAATTCAGAAATCTGAAGCATCGATTTAGCATTAATTTGCGCCAATCCGTCTGCTTTAGTTTTTAGTTCTTCATTTTCTTGTTTCATCGCTAAATCATTTAGCATTAATTTAGAGTTTAATAACTTAATTTCTTTTAACTGTTCCTGTAACACCTCGACATCTGTTGGTGGTGTTGGTTCTGGCTTTGGTACATTTTCTGGATCATAAATCAATTTCGTTCCGTCCCATCGGTAATTAAAGAAATCAGAAAAATCTTCACCCACTTCGACTTCAATCGCTTCTGGTTGTTCCATCATTGCGTATCCTTGCAAGTAACCTTCAATATCATCAATCCAAATTTTCATGTTCTTTTTCCTCCTACCATTCATAAATTGCGCTTAAGGCAAACATTTTACTACCAGATCCTGCAGCATCACTAGATGATGCATTCAGATCATTACCAGTGATTTTTGTATCGGTAATGTACAAATATTTCCGCACAAGATTAGTGTAATAACCATGCAAAAGAAAAATAACACCCTTAGAGCCTGAATTCTGTGCATGCTGCTTAGGAATAACAAAAAAGTGATAACATGCACCGTTTAAAGTTCCTTCTTTGGTATATTCTTGCCACTGTAAAATCCAACCGTTTTGGCACTGTGAGAGTGACTTAGATGGTACTTGACCATTTCCAGAAGCTCCGCCATACCAAGCACCCGTCCATAGAGGTGTTCGTTGCGGTTCGATAACTGATCGATTCCAAGCAGTCCAAGTTGCTGGACTTCCTTGCCTACTACGAGTATACGTTTCACCTTTATAAATGTAGTTTTGACAAATAAACGTATTATCTGCATATACAATTAAAACGCCATAAACTGCGCCTGCATAGGGTCTGTTTGCACCAGAAGCACCGAACACGGTGTAAATTCCTTCTTCTAAAATTTCATTCCAATCCTGTGCCTTAATAACGGTTTTCTTAGAAACTAGCGCGCCATTCTCTAAAGAACTCGTGATTTCATTAAAATTTTCATTTAACTTAGCACTAGCATCTACATCATTCTTATTAAATTTATGCAATCGGGATCACCTCTTCTTTAAATTTCAATTCAATTGTTTTGTTGTCTCCTGTATATCGAATAACACTTTTACTAATTAGTTGGACTTGAATGTTTAGTAGTTTGTATTTCGCTGGAACATAAATGGTTACTTTATCTACGTCAGTGTATTCAATAGTATAGGGTATCGTCTTTGCAGCACTGCCCCCAATTGGAATTGTGTCTAGACCTCTCGAATCAAGCCCATTTTCCCAATACAGAACCGAACACTCTGGATACCAAGACCCCATGTGCTTTAATGCTGGTAATGCAAACGATGGTTTCACTTCATCTAATTGCAATTGCAAACTTCCTGCAGCATCAGTGCCTAGTTGGTCTTTGATTTGTTGAAACCAATCATTAAACCCATCTTTATTAGCAGTTTGCCAAGCTAGAAAAGCGTCCTTATTCGCTTTGAGCCAAGCCTCATAAGAACCTTGACTCTCAGTAATCCATTTTTTGAACTCTTCAATAATTCGTTGCAATTCCTTTTGTGCATTGAGATACCAATCATCATAAGTTTTCATTGATTCTTGAACCCACTCGTTAAAATAACGAAGAATTTCGTCAAAGGTCCAAATGTAATTACTGTCGCAGATTCCGTCGCTAAAAATTGATGGCGTAACAGTATAAGCAAAGTCTTTTGTGGAAAATTGTTGGCGCCATGTTCCATCTTTACCAATCTTTCTAAAGCTAAAATAAGCATGATTGGTTTGGATTGCTTGCATATCATGATCGGTCAGGGTATAGCTTAGTTTTCCATCTTTTGCGGAAATACCATCAGTCACTTTTTGCTCTGAAATTCCTAATCCAGTATATGGACTACTTTTCACACAAAAAAAAGGCGTTAAGCCTGTAAAATCTTTTGGTACGTTATTTTCTACAATAGTTGCATTAAATGTTTGACTTTCTGTGTCACCTTGGCGAACTTTAATAAGACCTACCCAGTTGTTCGGCTCTGTTGTACTTAATGTTATATCATACGTTGTCATTTGCTCGCTCCTTTCGTTATTTTGGTGGGATAACAATCGATTGAATAGAATTAGCAAAATATAATCGGTCATATTTTGCGACAATTTGCCCTTGCTCGGCGTTTTGTTCTATGGTTTGGATACGTCCGTTATCTAAGCCATAAATCACGCCCGTGTGACCATATGTTGGGTCTACTGTCCAACCTGATCCCCATTGGCCACCTCGTCTAATATTGACGATAGCTCCTACGACTAAATCTTTATACGTAGGGTTTGAAATTACTTTCCAACCAACCGCATTCCAATCGTACGCTTCGCCAATATCTGCAGCAGCTGATGTATCACCAATGACATGTGAAAAGCCATAAATTGTTCCTGCGCCTAAACCACAGCCGCCCATAAAGCCAGAATATTCGGCTGGAACGGCATAACATTGCCCATTACCAAGCCATTTCCCCATTATGGTCTCCAAATGTTCTATCCCAGCTTTTCCTGTTGCAGTAGAAGCTTTCAAATCTTTGAATTTGTCATACCATGCTTGTGCATAGGTTTGTCTTTCTGGATGAGCTGCAGCTGGTCGTTCAAAGTTTAATTCAAACGCATAAGCAGCGGTTTTAGGCGAGCTGACAACTTTAAATTCATCAACTGTTAATGGACTTACTTGTCCTAACCATTGCCCATTGAACATACACCAATTAATTAATTGGGCTTGAGCTAATGAAGTCCTATAGTCTTGTTTGATACCAGCAGCAGCAATTAAGCGTTGTACGTATTCTCGGCCATTCCAAGTTGGTGCGCCTACCAATGGATACGCTGAACCATCCCATTGAACCCATCCGTAAGCTGGTCCACCTATTTGTTCGGTATCTGGGTTCATACTTGAACCAACTTCTCCTTGAACATTTCCGAGAATACCTGCAGCAGCTGCTTTGCTGTATCCGTTAGCTAAAAGGTAACTCCATAAGTCCCAAGCAAATTTATCTGCATCACTTGTAACTTCTGGTGGATAACCACCTGTACCAGCTCCAGAACCACCACCACCATTTTGACCAGGGATAACTTCTTTACCTTGTAAAAACATTTTATCTGCATATATCGTTGAAGGAGTACCATCTTTACCGATAAAATAAAAATGATTTCCCAAATGAAACTGATTTTTACCAGATAAGACAAGTCCTGTATTTTTTTCGTTAGATAATCCAATTGTGTTGTAAGAACTATCGCCTACTAGTAACAATGCTTTGCCATCTGTAACGACTGGATTTCCGTTAACATCGTTTAATTCAGGAAAAGGATTCCCTTTTGTTCCCATTGTGCCAACGTGGCTTGAACCATTCCAAAATTCCATACCTTTTTTGGTCAATTCCATTATTTTTGTCTTTTCATTCCAAATTTGCAAAGCACCAGATACTAGTTTAAGCACATCTCCAGTTGCTTTATTGAAACTTGTTTGTAAAACATTCACGTCAATAATCCCTACTTTAATAAAGTTAGCTACTATTTCACCTTTAGATGTCATAGCAATTCCAAAAGGCCCATTAACGCCATTGTCGGAATAACCTAAACCGTTTAAATTCCAACGCCACACACGTTTTGCAGTTGCAACTTTATTTGTATCCATGATAAGAATTTCAGACGGTGCCTTTTCTGGACGAAAAACGACATGTCCACCACTATTACCAGTGATCCATGCCGTTGCATTTAAAACATTTTGTACTAATGTTTCCGTTCTATTATCGATTTTCCGTTTCAATTCTTGAGTTTGATTATTTGTGGTTGAAGTGTAGAGTGATAAATCATTCCCCAAAACAATATCTTTGAATTTGCCTAAAGTTGGGAACCAAGTATATTCAACCATACGTTCTGTTACTTCAATATCAACTTCCTTTGCTCTGACATGCGCTACATCGCCGAAATGCAAAGAAGAAAGCTCTTCGTAAATATCTTCATACTCTAATGTGTGTTCTAATGCTACCATGCTAATAGTATGTGTTACTTTTGGTTCATGAATGCGGTCTTTATCAAATAATGACTGGCCCCACTCTTTAAGCTCATCAACTGTTTTGCATTCCGAGTTTTCGCGTTTCCCGATTCTTCGGTTACTATCGTTTACACCAGCAATTTCTAAAAAGCCATACGTAATTGGCTCTTTATCTTGGTCATAATCATTGTCTGGCACGCCACCGATAAGAAAGAGACTATTTATAATTGATTCGTCGTCGTAGTCCTCATCTATAGCTTCTAAATTAACACCAAAATCAATTCTAAAGCCATTATCCGATCCAATTTGTTTAACCAGTTTCAAATTAAAGTTATCCATCTCTAATTCCCCACCAGTAACACCTGTTAAATTTTGGTTACCATTGTTAGAACCAATGATTGCATCAATTGGACCAACTTGTTTCGCCGTAAACTGATGTGTAGTACCGACATTCGACAAATAATTAAACCGTTGCTTAAACGTTAATGCAGCCTTTAAATTATTCATGATTTGCGTGCCATTTCCGTTAGCGGTGAATGAATTAATAATGAAATTCTTATTTGCCATAAAACCAATGTGTCTCGCCGTCACTGAAACTGACTGCAGATTTTTTTTAATATTGTAAATCTCAAAATATTGATATGATCCATCTTCAACTTGTGCCTTTAAAAAGTTTCCCTTTTTTAAGTACGAGCGATATTGGCCATCTCTTGCATAGTTACCATAGAATCGATACGCACCATTTAACACACGGTTAATTTCTGGTAAATCTTGCCAATCTGGCAAAGCCATTCCGTTATCGTTTAAATTTTCAGGAATAGCCGTATATGCATAAATAAAATTTTGTGTCATAAATACGCGCTCCTATTCCAAAACTTAGCTTCTGTGAAATTTCCTGATATGTTTAATGTGTTTTGACCAGGATTCGTTTTTATCCAACTGCCACGAGTAAACAATGGTAGCCCTTCTTGTATTACTTTTCCTTTTTCGTTATCAATAGTGACGATTCCTGTTTGTGTACGTAAAATCGTTAGTGAATTACTACCCATGCTTAACGTAATATCGCCGCCTTTTGAATCAATCTCGATATAAGGAAATGCTGTTTCATCGCCATGATCAGTGATTTCAACTGCTTTCGTTTTAATTAGTACAGGCTGTTCATTTACTTTTCTCTTGAACGGTTGACATCTAAATTCAATGTTAAAGGTATAAAAAACACCCCATTCATTTTTGAATGAGATTGGTTTGCTTATTGTACAAATAGCATCTAAATATTTGTCCTCATCATTATGAGTGATAAGTTTGCTTTTACCAGTTAACCAACGCTTGACTTCTTTTAAGTTTTCATAAGGAATAGTTACGTCCTCAATTTCATAATCAAATGGTTCATAGTCGTTATACGTTTCATTAAATTCACCACTTCTGCCAACGATGGAATAAGTATCATATCGTTTGTTTGGTAAAATGTCTGGAAGTTCATTTTCAATAATACATCCCATATCAAGAACAGCATTCAAACCTTTCCAAATGAAATTAGGTTCATCACGATTCATAAAAATCATGTTGGTACACCCCCTAAGTCATAGAAAGCTTGCGCACTTGCTTTATATAGTTTGCGATTCATCCGATCTAACTCGCTTGGATTATTTGCATCCACTTGGCCAAAATAAACATGTTGTTCGATTGTCTTGCCTTGATTCAAAGCACCGCCAATTCCACGAGCTTTTTCGTCTTGTGAAAGTGGTGTGACTGTAGTCTTGCCATTTTTTGCTGTTAATAATTCAGGACCAGCTTCACCAACGATTGCTTGTCCATTGATCATATGACCGCCTTCAGCAAGATATGGAATTTTCGCAATACTAAAGCCTTTGCCACCAACTCCAGGTACCCATTTTGGTATTTTGATATTGTTTAAACCACCTAAAAAACCATTAATTAGAGTAATCATGGCGTTAATTGGTGCTTTGGCTACTGCAGCGATACCTTCAAAAATTCCGCCAAAAATATCAACAACACCTTGCCACGCTCTTGACCAATCACCTGTAAACACTCCTGTAACGAAATCTATGATGCCTCCAAAAATTCTTGTAATCGCGTTGACGTAATCACTAATGATTTTTACAGCACCATCCATAGCGCCGCCAATAAAGCCTGTGATGAAATCAAAAGTAGATTTTGTCGTATCTGCTAAAACTTTGAATACACCAACCACTATATCTTTGATCACATTAAAGGACGTATTGATAAAATCTCTAAACCAGCCTACTTTGTTGTAAGCAATCACAATTCCAGCAACAAAAGCAGCTAGTGCAGCAATTACAATCCCAATAGGTGAAGCAATAAAGGCAATTACTGGAATCAAACTACTAATGGAACTAGCAAGTGTTCCTAAAACCACCAAGACTGGCCCAATAGCAGCGACAACTCCTGCAATGGTAATAATTGTTTGCTTTTGATTGTCGGTCAGTCCACTAAACCACGTTGAAACCTTTTGAATCGCGTTACTTGCCGCTTCAAAAGCAGGAAGAAGTGCAATTTGCACTTGCTCACCAAGTTCGCCCATTGCAATTTTGAATTGATTCTGTGCAATTTTCGCTTGGTCGATTGGATCCAAAATATCATTAAATGTTTGATCTACGGTGCCAGCCGCGTTTTTAGCTGAATCTGCTAACCCATCCATTGATAATGCACCACTATCGATTGCTTCCACCATTTTTGATGCAGCTTTAGTTCCAAATACTTCGCTTGCAATAGTAAGTTTTTCTTGTTCAGTTGTTGCACCTTTAATAGATTCAATTGTCCCGCTTAAGCCATCCTGCATAGTTTTGTTATCCTTCGCATAAACGACACTAGCTTTCGCTAAATACCCAAGCGTTCCTGCCGAATCTATACCAGCTTTTTCCATTTGACCTATTAACGTAGTTGATTCAGAAAAACCAAGTCCCATAGCTTTTAGTTGGGGCGCGCCTCTATTTACTGCATCAAATAACTGATCTACCCCTACTCCAGTATCTTGGCTAGTTTTAGATACTGAATCCAAAATCATTGGCAAGTCCTCAATAGATAACCTAAAAAGGTCCATTGATTTTTTCGCATTGATAGTTGATTGAGAAACATCTGATCCATTAATTTCTGAAAACTTAAGCATTCGGCCTGTGGTGTCTTCTAATTGCTTGTCCATTAAGCCAAATTGTGTGTTCACTTCGCCGATCCCAGTTGATATATTTTCCATATCTGTTGGAATTTGGCCAGCTACTGTTTTAAAGCTGTCTTGCAATGATTCTAGTTGCTCTCCTGTAGCACCAGTGGCAGTTGTGATACTGTCCAAACTGTCATCTAATTCTTTAAATGCAGCAATAGAAGCGGCGCCAATTCCCATGATCGGTGCTGTTAAACCAACAGTCATCTTCTTACCGACAGATTTCATTTTGTCCCCAGCTTTTTCAATTTTAGCTAACTTCTCGGCAGTCTTAACAGACAAGTCACCTTGTTCTTTCAAGGCTTCGTTGGTACTTTCTAATGCAGATCGTAATTTATTTTCACCTGTTTCTGATTCCAACAAGCGTTTGTAAAGCTTTTGTGATTGCTCTGAATATTCACCAGTTTCTTTAACTGATTTTTCGTATTCCTCACGCAATAATTTGGTTCTTTGTTCAGCTAAAGATAATTGCTTTTCAAGCTTTTTCTTAGTTGCCGTTAATTTTTCTGTTTGTGTTGCATCTTTATCCATAGCGGATACCTGGTTTTTGTACTCGGTAGCCGCTAAGTTCATTTCTTTGTTGATATCTTTGATTGTTCGAGAATAATTGACTTCTCCGTTTGTCTTAAAATTTAAGACAACATCAGATTCTTTCTTTGACACGTTAGCGCTCCTTTCCTACCACCAAGGACTTTTATCCATAGTCACACTTGCAGGTGGTTCAAACTCCGTATTACTCGTTAACCACTGTATGTATGACTTAAGCCACAAGTTCGGTGTTGATTTCAAAAAGAAACCCTCACTCCATCCTAAAAGAGTAAGGGCTACATACAGATAAAACGCCCATGGCGTTCCTACTTCCGTTTGTGTTTTTTCTTTTTGTTTTTCTTTTGTTGCGGAGTTTGATAATCTTGTGGCTTCTTGGATTTTTTTACATCATCAACTTGAAAATTCTGTTCTGTAAATACCTCCATGCAGGCACCGTATACTTCAACAACCGTAGAATTCATTCCTAAGAATTTAAAAATTGTTTCTGGTGTTTCGTCTAATCCGCCAGTTTTTAACATGCCGTAAATTAAAGCACGCATGATCTTTAAATCTGAAGCAGATAAATCTTTTGAAGAGATACGTCCACCGCTCTTGTTTAGCATTGCATTCATATCTTCTTCAAATTTTGAATAGTCGTCATCATAAATATCCGCAATATGCTCCATGGTTTCCATGGTTAACAAGATTGGGAACTGATGACCTTTAATTGTGACAGTTGGTGTGTCTGAAACGACAATCCCATAATCAGCTAACTTTGCCATTATTCACCGTCACCCCCAGGTGTTGATGGAGTGACTAATTTTTTCCATTGCTCTTCATCGTAAATAGGTTGTGCAATGAATTTATCAAAGTCCCCCAGTTTCGCACTATCTCGATTAGAGTCAAAGCTTGAATACATGACGTTGTTGCACTTCAAACCGATTGAAACAAAATTAGCAGTTACATCATCAATTTTTGTTTCGTCTTCTGCAGTAGCATATTCTTCATCAATTACATTTGACAATTGTGTTTTCGGGTACCAAACTGCTTTCTTGCCTCCGCCTTCAATGTTTCCAATAAATCCAAAAGCGAAATAAGGAAATTCACGCGCCGTATTTTTTCCAAAAGTAACACCAGCCTGGGCAATTAAGCCTTTTAGCTCATCCATCACTTCGATAGGAATTCCCACGTGATCCAATCCAATTTCATGTTTTGTTTCACGGCTCACACGGCGAAACATTTTACTTGAAGCCCATTTTTCTAAAGCTGTTCCATTCCCCTTAATACCTAACTTTGTTGCGATTGGTAATCTAATTACTTCGCTATAAGTTGGTGCAACCCCAACTTCATCAGGCGTTGCCATCATGGCAATTAAGATGTCATCTAATCCTTCAAAATAATACACATCTTGTTTTCCCAAATTACTCATCCTTCCCATAAATCTAATATTTGTTGTGTCATGATTTTTTCAATCTGATCTTTATTTTGTTCAAACGTACCACTAGCAAAATTCTGGGCTTTTTGATTCTTTGTTCCATTTTCAGCAAATCGCCAGTAAAAGGCAGTTCCTTCAAACGCAACCTGCACTTGGTCATCTTCTATAATGACTTTTACCTGATCAGCCATATGTTTTTTCTTTAATAGTGATTTAGGTATTTTAGGTAGTAACTGCTCTCTATAAAAATTGGCTGCATCCGTCAATGATTCCAACGATAATTTTGTAGGATCTACCTGTGCAAGAGTTCCCAAATAGTCTGCCATATCTGCAAATCCATTATTGTTGGCCATCTTCTATACACCTCACATACGTATAAAAATTCGTCACTGTATCATCATTTTCATCACCCTGAATACCTACAAAATCAGAATAAGGAATACCAGCGTTTTCCAACGCATTTTCTAAATCCGTCAAATCTTTTTCTGTACCTGTTGTAAAGAAAGAAATTTGATAATATGGCAATCGCCTATGAACTTTAGAGGAAGCCATTTTTTTACCTTTGCTAACATTGGAATACACGATATATGGATAGTCTGTTTCTTTTTCCGCTTTGTCACGTGTCACAGGTACACCTACTGTTTTTAGTGTTGCCCTTAATTTTTCAAAACTAATCGACATAAGCCAAACTCAACTCCATTTCTCGTTTATCCATATCTATATAAATACGAGTGATTTTATAGGTCACATAATCGATTCTAAGCGTGTTTTTTGTTTCCGTGATAGATTTATCGAAACGAACTCTAATTCTTCTCACAACATCAATTTTGGCTTGTTTTGATAAATATTTTTCTTGCGAGGTAATGCCTAACTCAACATAAAAAATATCTCGAATTTTTTCATGAATAATCGCTGGTCTGTCATTGTTATCTAACCCAGGAACTTGTTTACAAAGTTCAGCTTTCCATTTCATTCTGTTTAGCGTTACTTTTGGCATCGTCTACCACCAGCCCTTCACTTAAAATCAATGGCGTTAAAGCATTAAAGGCATTCTCCATTTCAGCTTCTGGGACTTTATACAACCAAAAAATGGATGCAATATAATAGGCAACTGACGAATTTTCATCGTCAGTTGCCCTTTTTGCATATTTCTTACCCATATCCAAATAAAATTCAAGCATGCTATCATCCATGCCTTCCTCAAATTGTAAATGAGATTTAAAACCTTCTAGATTAATTTCCATAATTATTCACCTGGATTAGGTGCTGGGGTTGTACTTAAGTCTAAGCTATAAACAGGTGTTTCAAACGGCCCATAAATTAATTGACCATCGTTTAAATGATAAATTTTAAACCCGACTTTATTTTCACGCGCAAATAGTTCAGTTAATTTTTCAATTTCCAATGATCCAATAACATCTTGAATGTGGAAATAAGAGAAATTACCGAAATAGATCACTGGTACTGTTGGATCGAATTTCTTCGTAGTTTCATTGTATTTATCTGCGTAGTCTGTAACTTCTACTGGATAAGTAAATAACTTATAATCAAAATCATCATTCCCGGCATCTTTAAGAATCGGATTTCCAGTGCTATCTAGCATGGATTCCAACAATGTTTGTGCTGCACGATTGATCATAAAGCGAGCGCCTGAACGCATAGCAGTCGGTAAAGCATTTTTTAATTGAACAACTTTTAAATAATCATTGTCACCTTTACCAGTAAAAGCTACAGCTTTTTTCGCTAATGCTCCTTTGTTATCAGGACTTGAAAAATACCAGAATGTTTCTTTACGCAAGTACGCTTTCTTTAGTTCATCTAACACGATAGCTTCAATGTCAAAGTCTGACATATGCGTTAATTTCTTCGTGACTTTGATAATTGCATCAAATTCGATTGGGTTTAAGTAAACATCATCAAATTCAATGTCAGTAAATGGAATTAAGTTATTTTCATCACGTTCACTAGTAACTGTATTTGCTTCGGCTTGTTTTACTTGTACTGGGAAACCTTGAGTTCCTTTAGTTTGATGAACACTTGCAAATTTACGCAAAGGATTTTCTTCTTGTAGGTAAGAAATAATCTCTTTACTTAATTCTTGTGGCACCAATACTTTACCGTTGTTAAAACCAACACCAAATGAACGAGCTTGATTAGGTGTAATTCGACCAGCCAAATAGCGTAAGAACGCGCTACGTTGAGTTAATTTTTTCACTTTTTCTTCTCCCCGACTTGAAATACCTTTCCCGATAATATCTAAAACACGGCTGCGTTCTTTATCGTCAGCTGGTTCTGGATCATCTTCTTCAGTGCCTTTTCCGTCTACTTCTTCAACAATTTCATCAGTAGCTGCACCTAAATCTTCTACAACATCTCCTAATTCTGTTACATCTTCTTCAGGCAATTCTGCGATAGCATCGTTGATTTCGTCTAATTCTGCTGTGACTTCTTCCACTTGTGATTCAATATCACTTAATTCATCACGTGTTAACGTTTCACTTTTTGCACGTTCTTCCATTGAAGCTAATTTTGCTTTTAATTTAGCAGCTCGTTTTTCTAAAATTTTACGCATTTTCATTATTTATATTCTCCAATCGTTTTTAAAATTTTATTTCTTAATTTAATTGTTTTAATATTTTTTTCTTGGAACTTACTTCTCAATGCAGCTTCTGTGTCATCATATGCTGGCAAAGGAACAATGGATACTTCCCACAAATCAACATTTGTGATTCTAATCAGTGGAACATCACCAGAATAGTCTTCCTCTTGTGCAGTCACCCAGAAACCAAAACTACATTGGTTAATGTCACCACGCGACATTGATTCTTTCAAATCGTTCGCAAATGTGGTGTTCGGCAATGTAACCTCAAAATGCAACCCTCTTGAATCTTCTTCAAGAATTAATGTATTAGCACTTTTACGGCCTAACACGTAATTCCAATCATGATTGAATAGACAACGAACATCTTTGTTTTTTGCGAGAGATTCGGAAAATGCACCAGGTGCAATCTCTTCATCATACCAACCATCTATGTTCGTACGTGAGTTAAAAACAGACGCGTACCCCTCAACTACAGTTGATTCACTGCCATCATCTAGGGAACGCGTCGTCATGTTTTTAATATCAAAACTTCTAATTTCCAACTTATCCAGTTGAATCACCTTCTTCCATTTTAGACTTGTTAAGCTCGGTTAGTTCATCTAGCCCAATCAAATCTTTCGATGCATAGAGCTTGGTGGATTCCTCTGTATTTAATCGTTCGGCACCTAAATCCACACGTGCATCATCAGGTGTATAAACCATAGTACGAACTAAACCTTGCGTATTTGTGATTTTTTGTGACATTGTTAAATACTTTTTAATATCAATTGTTAAAGAAACACGATTTGTTGATTCTGATCCAAAATATAGTTCTGTTAAATGTTCGCAGACATTTTGAACAATCGGATCAACAACGAATGCTTTTAAATAAATCGCTGCTTTCTCTAAATCAACTTTTAATAATTGATTATATGCGTCAGGATCAAAACCTAAAAACTTTGCAAGTTCTGGTTTATAGACATTTAAATACGAAAGAATTTTATCGTCTTGAACAGGACTTTCGAATCCTTCGATGGTGTAACCTTTAGACAACGGAATAATGACAGTCTTTCCTTCGTCTGGAATTTCTTCTAACTGTCCTTGAATGGCATCAAGCATTGCGTTTTGCATTGCGTTTTTTGGTGACAAATGAGTATCTAATTTCAGTAAGTACGCCAACAAACCGCCTTTTTTATACTTTTCTGTCAAAGCTTTTTCTGCATTCATGACCCCTTCTAAAGTATCTCTAGCTAAATCAATCAGTCCATTTCCATAATTATTAGATAATCCAATATTTTTAATTTGGCGAACTTCATTTTGATAAAGCGTATGGCCGTCATATTTAAATTGTTTGATACCTTCTTCTGATATTTCTGGTGTAATTCCTTTCATGATGTGAAGCTGTTTCCCATCTTTCACCACAAATACTTCTCCTTGTAACAAATAGACATTTACAAGCAAACGTTTAAATTCAAAGTCGGTTAAATAACCATTTGGATGTTTCAAACTCTGCAGTTCCTTGGCTCCTTTAATGTCTTTTCCATCTTCTTTTTCGATTGTCCACGATCCACAAGCAAACATATTAGAAATTGCTAAAAGATAGTGATAAACGTCGCTAGAAGATAAAATATTTTCGTCACCCAAGACAAATTGATTAGCAAGTATTGAACTACCTAGTACTTTTTTCTTACTCGACATACGAAATCTTTGATTGAACCATGATCTAATTCCCAAATTCCCACCTCCTTTCAATTATTTTCTGTTGTAAAGCTGTTTAATATAATCCTCATATTCTTCTTCGCTTCCAACTTCCACCATTAAATCCATTGAATCTTTATGACCAATTAAAAAAGCCACAAAACCATCAATATGTTCTGGTGACTTTCTTTTGCTGGGCGCTTTTTGACTTTGTATATTCGTTACAACTGTTGTATTGTTGGTACAAAAAATAAATAACGGATTGTCAGTTTGAACTCGTCCGTTATCTACTAGTATTTCAAAATCATCTAGCATTTCATTCATTACTGATGGATATTGACCTACTTCGGCCGTATTGAATCCTTCCATTTCAAAACGTTCCACTAACTTTTCAGACATAGCTGGATCATAATTGATTTGAATAATGTCTAACTCGTATTTGTTGTACATGTCAATGACATAGTTATAGACAAGATCATAATCAACAGTACGACCCTCACAAAGCGTTACAAAACCTTGTTCTGCATAATATTGATAAGGAACATTTCTTAATTTTTCTTTTTCTTCAATATTATGCGTTGGTACAAAATACATTTGTTTTATTTTTATAATGCTTTCACCTTCATCATTAAAGGTTGGAATATTAATTGATACACATGTCAAGTCAGTTGTTCTGGATAAATCAATACCGATAGCGACTTGTTCGCCTGTAATATCTCCTAAATCATCTACCAAGCAATTATCAATTTGTTCTTTATCAAAATAATTTTCGGCATAATTGACAAAAACATTCAAATGCTTTGATAGAAACTCGGCTTTCCTAAATGGATTTCGTAAGGCATCTTTAAATTCCCCACGTAAAAAAGTGATATCAAATGAGACATATAAATTCGGATTGACCATTTCCCAAACTTTTTCATCTTCCCAGTTGTAACCTTTATTTGGTTCATAAATCATAATGAACCAGTCATCGTCATTATCTTCTTCAAGAATATGTTTACTATCTTGATAAATTTGAACACCTAAGGCCCCACTGTTTTTACCAGCAGTAGAACAAACTAAAAATAATGGTTCTGGTTGTGCAGCTTGTCCTGATTTCAAACCATCATATCTCGACGTGTCCTCCCACTCGTGAACTTCATCGGCGACAACAATATAAGTATTTTTACCATCGACTTTTTCGCGCTTGGATAACACACGCAAATTGTTTTGATATTTGAAATCATCTTCAAAGAAAGCGTAACTGATAGTCGTTACTTTCTTTTCTTTCCGATAAACACGTGTACCATCAAGTAAATCATTATCATTTTCAATAACGGTTGCTAAAGGATTGGCAACATTTTGCGCTTGGTCAAAATCAGCGGCTAGGCAATAAAATTGAGCGCCCTTCACACCTTCTCCATACATTCCATATAAAATTGGCGCGCCTTCCATTAAAGACTTACCGTTTTTCTTTGGCACCTGCAGGTATGATTTGCGAATAACACGAACATTTCGTTGCCACTTATCAGACCATTTTTGCCAACCATAAATATTTGAGAAATAAAATTTCTGCCAATCTTCTAATTCGAGCGGTTGCCCCGACCATTCACCAGTTGAATGTTTATAAAATGATTCGGTAAAACTTAGCATCAAATTTGCTTTTTCCAGATCAAAGAAAATATCTTTCCGTTTCTTCCACTTGTTATATCGTTTAACTGCTAAATGTATTGATTTAGGATACCGTTCTTTGTGCCTGCGAACCGACTTAGCAAATTTATCAGCATAATTGACAGTCATATCAATCATGATTGACCACCACGCATCTTTCTAAATTCAACCAAACGATTATTTGTTTGTGGTTCATCTTTTTTTACTTCTTCTTTTTTCTTAGCATTTTCACTTGCTAAAGGATCAACATAATCAAGACCACCGCTTTTCATATCAAGCCCTAGTTGGTTTAATAACTTAGTTTTTTTCTCACTCCAAACTTCAACTTGTTGGGCCAAAGGATGCTTAATTTCGTTTCTTGACCCGTTTTTATTTGTGTGAACTTTTGTGGATTTAAAACCACTATCTTTCCACTCTAAATACTTGATATGATAGACTTCACACGCATCCAGATACATTTCAATCAAGGGGTTCAAAGCAGGCGTGAACTTTCCTAATGATTTTAATATTTCTATGATACGCATTCGCTCAAATTCCTTATGTTGCAAGGCTTCATCAAGTTTTTTTTGTTTTTTACTTTTACGTCCAGCCATTTTTACCCCCCTTTCTTTTTTTGAAAATGCTCTGGAGGTGTCTAAAGAGGTCCCCCTACCCTATCCCCATGAAAAAAATTTTAAATTAATTTCAGAGGGGGGGCTTAAAAATAATCTGCGGGATTATAATTTTTTTTCATTTCAATTTCTTTTTGCGTTTGTGGACGATATTCAACTTTTGGATGACACGTTGCACAAACCAAACGTAAGTTGTTCATGTCTAATCTTAAATTTGGATTCAACCAAATTGGTTTGATATGATCCACTTGACTATCACGACCAAACACAGGTTTATGACAAATCGTACATTTATACCTATCACGAAAGCGGACAGCATCAGCAACACTTTTCCATTCATCAGATTTGTAGAATGATTTGTTTTTAGAATAGTAACGTTTGGTCACTCGCTTCTTTCGCTTATGCTCGTCGCAGTAGCTACCCTTTTCTAATAGAGTACGGCAACCTTCTTGGCGGCAATACTTAGGCATCTTTTAACACGGTGCGTTTTTCGATAGGATCCCACACCTCAACCCCAAAAGGTGTTTGGCGTTCAATTGGTTGTGGTACTTCATCATTAGTAGATTCGTATTTAATACCTTCATTACTAATTGTTAGGTCACCAACTTTAATAGTCCCTGTTGTAATTTCATTGGCTTCAACAGGTTCTTCGGTTACTTCCACATTGTCAGGTTGCTCAACTTCTTTAACTGCTGGTTTCTTTTTAGCAGTCTTTGTTTCCTGCACTTCTTCTTTCTTTGCTTTTGCCATTTGACATTTCCCCTTTCAAAATGAAAACTCTACTACACTTAAAACAAAAAGGACTGCATATAAATGCAGTCCTCGTGAAAGGTAGTAGCGCCAATTTGTTTGTCCGAACATCTATTGACGATCTATTTTATTTAAGCAGCTTATGCCACTTATGTCACTGGCAAGGATTTGCACCCTGCATGAATAATCTTTACCGTTTATCTCCTCTTTGGAATTACATTGGATATCACCGAATAATGTTTAAAGTCTCCCGCTTTTAATTGTCACAAGATTATTTTTTTATAGAGTATAAAGGGAGATTCTTAAAGCGCATCGTTCAGTTGTCTACAGGTTCTTGTGACCGTCTTATACAACTATCACCTTTATAAACACCGAACACCAAAGCCGATTATTCTACGTAGTAGCGTCTACCTATTCCGCCACAGTGACTAATCAATCAAACACCAGCAAAAACAATTGATCGTGTTTATCCTAAACTCACATAGCTACTACTCCATCAGTTTAGAAATTCTCTCTGTGCGTAAGCAGCTGCCGCAGAGATCTGGTTAATATTCTTATCTTCAGATGCTGGGCTAGAGTACCACGCCTAACCACGCCTATTATGCTTTATCCTGCATCAGGTAGTTACTGCATCTCTAGTAACTATTTGTCAATCGCAAACCTGTAGAAAAAAGAGAGAGGAAATTCACCTCACTTCTTTAGTTTTATAATTAGTGGTTTGCGAGAGAATCTAAATGAGATCACAAGTGACTAAACGAAGAAAGTAGAATTTTTTTACTTCCTTGTAATCTCAAATCAAAAAAATAAGTAGGCAATCGTTCCGTTAATGTATTTGTGTAAGTGTGTCGCATTTCTTATTTTTTTGACACTATCATAATAACTCGTTTTGAAGGTATATGATGTGTAGATAAAGTGTATAAAAGAGGTATAAAAAGTGTAATAAATGGCTACTTAAAAGCAACCAGTTCCAGTGCCGAAGCAAATTGAACAATAATCATATTAGATTCTTGTTTCACTGATTCTTCGCTGATGCAATTCCGTTGCGCTGCTAGATAGATTGGATTGCCGTTGATATAGCGGTCATAGAAGATTCTTTTTCTTCTCTCCGTTACATCTGGTTTGTGCGGATGCTGAATCGCAGAATAACCTCTAACAAAAAGTTTATGCAAATAATCAAACTCTTCTTGAGCTTCTTCTTTCTGGATTAACATTTGCTCGGCTTCAAAAGTGTTTTTGGCCGTTGATGGTGGAACCAAAGAGAATGAAGCTGTTACTTTTGGTTCCCTTGGCTGGCCAACACGACATCTAGCAGCAAGGTATGCAGATAAGAACACACTGACATTATGTTTCGTTTGTTCCATATCCACATCCTTTGCATCTGGTGTTTCATATTTCTTTACGTCAAAAAGTACCATCCTTTGATTCCCCCGTTTATGGTATAATATTCGTGTCGAGAATATTGATTACAGTCGGAGGAATCCGGCTTTTTATTTTCCCTCCCCAAAAATCTCTTCTAGGTCGCAAGGGTGTACATCTTGGTTAATTTCTGACATGAAGTGCTTTCCTCTAACCTCACAGACACCGTCTGGGTAAAGTCGGACCAATTCTACTAGTTGCCCAATTTCAAAATTATGATCAAAACGGCTATTTCCTACGACTCTAAATATCCTGTTCATTTATTTGACCTCCAATAGTTCTGGGTTTTCATGGATGTTACCGATGACTAAATAGCCATCGCGATACAAAATATTAGATTGACAAAATACAAGATCTAAAAATTCCCAGAAAAAGCGCCCATCTGCATAAGCAATTTCGTGCATACTTCTTCGGTGGTCGTATTTTTTAGGTGCATCATAAACTAAAATATCACCCTCAAAAATTTCAACGCCGTTCTTGTCTTTCAAGCCTGTTGATTGCATGAGGATATAAGGGAATTCATCCCAATTAAAAGTTGTATCATAGCTTCCTATCTCTATTTCAGACGTACCAGGACTGCCTTTAATCTGAAAATCCGTAATTATGGCTATCATGCTATTCGAGTCATCAAACAAAGGTGTAACGTTTTCTAGCATTTCTTTCTCGTAGGTATCCCACGCTCTAAATTTTGGAATCATCTTCTTCACTCGCTTTCTTCTCATAAACTACTATCGCAGACGGAAATGGCGCTGGGTTGCCACCTTTTCCGTTTATTTCAAACTTCAAACGTCCTCGTAAAAACTGAATATTTGCCTTACCAAATATAAAATCGTGCCAGTAACTGGTATCTGTTCTTGCTGGTATCAGAAACACTATTGTTCGTTATCGAATTGATATTTTTTGTTTAATTCATCAAATATATTTTGAGGTGTTTCCCAATCTTCTTTTTCACTTGAAAAGTGAAGGTCTTTATTCATCTTCTTCACTCACTTTCTAAAATTACAACATCAAATCCCCAAGAAAAGCTTTTTTCATTTCTTTATAGATGGTTAGTTCGTTTTCTGCCGTCGCTATTTCATCCGTGATATGATCCATCATCCGAACAAAGGCTTTTTGGGTTTCTCGATTGAATAACTCTATTGGAAAATTACCAATTTCCTTTTCTTGTATATTGATACCTGTTGCATACTTTGCAATAAATTTGTCTACATTTCTTTGTAGAATTAAATTGAAATACTTAGGCTCGATGCCATTTTGAGGAATAATCACAACTTCCTTTGTTGGTACTTCCCTAGGATATTCTAGAAAGTCTATTTGGCCTTTCGTAGCCGATATTTGAATGGTTGATGTTCCAGCAGGATAAATGTATCCTGCTTTTGCTCTTCCAAATTCTGCCACATCTTCTAATTTGACACATTCAAAGTTATCAAAATCAATCATAATAGGCTCAATTGCTCCCCTTCCGTCGGTTCTGCTCTCTTTATTCGTCGTTTTGGTTTTTGATTATCCTTATACCCAACATGTTCCGAAAAGAATGAAGCAAACTCTTTTATTTGTCTATCAGCTTCTGGCGTAGTTCCGACTAAATCATTCATCATTTTGGCTAGCTCGATATTATTTTTTGCAATCTCTTGCTCTGTTTGTTTCATTTCTGCCATTATTTCAGATAATGGCTTTACAGGTTCTGGTTCAAAAGTATCAATATAACGTGGTATGTTTAGATTAAAGTCATTTTCTTTCAATTCTTCGATAGTAACTACACTGCTAAACTTATCAATTGCTTTTCTCAATTGAAACACTTCTAAAATTTTAGCAACATGTTCGTCTTCTAAAACATTCCAAACCTTTTCCTTTTTAAATTCCTTGCTGGCATCAATGAATAAAATATCTTTATTCAATCGGTTCTTTTTTAAAACTAGAAGAACCGTTGGAATATCAGTATTCATAAATGCTTTTGCAGGTAGTCCAATAACGGTATCTAGCAGATTATTTTCAATAAGTTTCTTGCGAATCTTTTCTTCTGCAGCACCTCGAAACAAAACGCCATGCGGTAAAATAATAGACATTATGCCATTATCTTCCAATTGGTGTACACCCTGTAGTAGAAATGCGTAATCTGATTTTGATTTAGGAGCTAAGACACCATAATCTGAAAAACGCTCTTGCTCTAAATACTCTTTTAATGGATTCCAAGGGAGCGAGTAAGGTGGATTCATGATGACCGTTTCAGATTTATTCGCTGGTACTTCGTCAACAATTTCAATAGAGCTAAACTCAGTTGATTTTGTTAATTTGTATATTGCTTTAAACTCACGACTTAATGAATCACCATGCAGAACTACGGCATTTATATTTCTGATTGCTAAATTAAACAAAAGAAATGGCAATGCACGATCTGAAAACTCCTCACAATAAAACTGTGCATCAGGATTTTCTGCATATCGTTTAATTGTTAAACCGCCAGTTCCTGCACAGATGTCTGCATTGGAACGAGTTGAGCCAAGAACTCCACTGGCAACCCGAATGATTCCGTCTGGTGTAAAATCTTGCTTCTTGCCTTTTCGGTCTGAATGTTCCGATTGAAAATATTCTGTGAACCAATCAAATGATAGGTCTTGTTCTTCTTTTAAAAAGTTGGTAAATAGTAGTTCTCGTTCGCTTGGAATACTTAATATTTCAATCAATTTATAGGAAGCATGAAAGCTTTCATCAACACCTAGCAATTCATTTATTTTTTCTGTTGTTAGTTTCATAATGTTAAAGGAGCAAAAAGCTTTTTATGCGGCCACAAATCTCCCACTCCTTTCTATTTATTTTTCTCTAAAACTTTTTTAAATATGTCATCCACTAATTTTTCTGGAATATTTGATCGTTCATTATAGCTTTTGGAAAAATTTCCCCAAGCAATTTCTTGTTTAATAACTTTATTTTTCAATCCCAAATGGATATTACTAGCAAATTTCGTGGGCTTCTGTAATGGATAATCATAATTGTTATACCTGGTTAAATTTTTAAATGGCAGTTTAAAATTCAAGACATCTTCGATATATTCCCAAATTTTGCCACTAGCGGGGTTCTCAATGATGAAATATTTTGGTTGGTACTTTTTTATAATTTTTATAGTATTAAAAACCGTTAACTCTCCATTCACTCTTTTTAAAAATTGCCTTTCATAAACATAATTAGTATCTTCGTAATCTATTGTGGTTCTTATAGTAAACGGGCTTGGTAATATCTGTGGTGCAAATAAATTATCTGTTACATCTTCTCTTTTCCAACAAGCATTCCCATTTTTCATTGCACTAGCTACTGACCAGCTTTCGCACGGTGGGCTTGCAATGATTAAATCTGGCTTAGGTAATTTGTCTAAAACTTTGAATAATTTATTATCATTAAACATATAAGAATAGTCCGCTAAATTCAGATGAATAAAATGGTCATTCTTATTTTCAATATCCAAACCTATACTGTATATTTCTATATCTTCAAACTTTTGTGCAGAACGTTTATAACATCCGTTCCCACTATCAAATAGTGCCCATACTATCATAATTTCAAAGGAGTAAAGAATTCTTTACTGTGGCCACAAACCTCCACTCCCTTCTACAAATTCACTGGCTCTTTTTTATAACCAGCATCAATCAAAATTCCCTCGATCACATAAAGGTCCGTTTTCTGCTTTAAACTAGCCTTAAATTTCTTGGCAATATTTCTAGCTGTTTCTAAAGAAACAACTTCATATGTTTTAGCCAATGCATCCGCTATTATTGCGGATGTTGGCGTATAATAAATCTCAAGCAAAATGAACACTCACTTTCTACGAGATTATTCTTCGATTTCTTCTTCATCATCTTCAACTGTCTTTTCAGGGAAAATGATGTTCTCTTTGTTTTTGCTCCAAGAATCTGCAAACGGTGCAAAATGTTGGCGCGCAAGTTCAACTTGATCGATTAAATTGTCAACCGAAACATCATGATCAGCCGCAATTTCTTCTAAGGCTTCCCCTTCATCGATTCGATGCAACACGCCACGAACGTTGATTGTTACTGATTCTGGCCATTCGATTGTTGTTGCCTTCTTGATGAATTCGTCAATGGTTTCTTTCGATACTTGCACAGCAACTTCTTCGACTTCTTGCACATCATCGCCCATTTCTAAAGAAGTTTGTTCTTCTTTTAGAACTTCAACTGTTCCGTCGTTATTTACAACGTATTCGACATTCGGCTTATTGGTCTGCTTGTTAACTGGTACCTTGTATTCTACTGTTTCTGGTTCGATGGTCGTTGATACTGTTTTGCCTAAAAATTCGTTTAAACTTTCATATTTTCCTTTTAATGAAGCGTTGCTAACCACTAATAGCACTTCGATATTTCCGTTTGATTTAGATGTCACTTTTTTCACTTCTGGTCTAAAATTTACTTGTTTTGTCATTTTATTTTCCTACTTTCTTTTAATAATTAGTTGCATCTTTCCATTCGTAATCGAAATTATCGGTTATGAATGGTCTTTTTTCGTTTAAAGGCTTAGTCACGCCTTGTGTAATCACTTTAAAATCTCTAGCACGAACAACAATCGCTTCAACTGGATGACCATATCTAAGGGCAAATAGACGAAAACGAAGCTTAACGGATTGGTCAATGCCATACACGCCAAAAGAGTTTTTAATATCAATGACATGTCTCCAACTCCCATCTAAGTTTTTGATGATGAAGTCAGGTGAATAAGCTATCGCTGAAATTTTACCTACGCCATCCGCAGTCGGTGTAAGTTCGGTTAGTTTAAAACGTGGATGAACTTCAAAAGGTAACCCACAATTTTTGACAAACTTTGTATAAAAGTTAGCTTCCTTCTGGCTATCAAATGTGTAACCATCAATCGTGACTTTATTTCCTCGCTTATTCAGGGCTGTAGGTGATTGCATTGTTTTAACTCCCTTTCCTTGGTCGCAGTTTCCGCTCGAACTGCTTTTCCATCTTTGTTGCATTCTGGGCATGGAATAGGTGTTGCATAATTAAATCTGTCTTTTCCCCAAATCACACGTTGATCTTGACATCTAACACACTTCATTCTCATTTAGCCCCTTTCATCCAAGCTTGGTTATCTTTTGTTGCTTTTTCAATTGGTTCCTTTTTTTAATCTACTTTGGTAGATTTTGCTGTATACCTATTCGGTTTTTCTGGCATTATGATGGCTTCCTTTACCTCTGAAACAGTTCCGCCAGATACGATTGTTGCAATAGCTGCTGTCTCTTTTTGCTCAAATAGCACAGCATCTTTTAAATTAGCTACTGGCCAACCATCTTTACCAAGATAGGCTGAAATTTTTACTACATACGGCATTGAATGATTCCTCTTTCTATCGATTTGTTTTTAAGGCTTTAAAATGCGTTTTAAGCCGTTTTTCTTTCTTTACATCTATTTATATTCGCTTGATTGCAAAACTGTCCTACGCTGAATATATTCGCTAAAAACAACATTTTAGATACCTGATACTCGCTTATCCGATGTTCCCTCAATTTTCATCACAAAACCTTGTGAATTACTCATGATGCGAGAAAGGATTCTCTCACCATAGGCTTGACTCATTTCTTTACCAGTTAAGTTCGTTGTAAATATTGTTGCTTTATTCTGCCGAGCTTCTACAATGCGATTTAAGGTGTCGTTATTAAAGTTGGTACTGTCATTCCCTTTAACGCCTAACTCGGCCCCTAAGTCGTCTAAAACAACTAAATCAGCGCTTTTTATCTCTGCCATTAAGGTTCCTGTTATTGTCTTTCTGGCTTGTTCATCTTTCATCGCAAATTTTAGCTGTTCTAAGAGTTCCGCATAGCTAATAAATAAGCAGCGTTTATCATAGTTTGATTTCTCCAACACTTCCCAAGCCGTTGACATAGCTAAATGACTTTTACCAACACCGCTTTTGCCTGAAAGAATCATATGAATTGGTTTATTCAAAAGAATTTCAGTCGTGGCTCGATTGGCAATTTCAAAAGCAAGCTTGGTTTCTGTGTCTACTGTTTTGTATGTTTTAAAACGACAATTAATTAAATTTTTGTCGGTGTAAAGCGAACTATATTTCAGATAATTAATCGCTCTGGCTTTCAAACTATCGTTAAACATTTTCTCTGTTTCAAGGTCTTCTGCTTTTTTGCGTGCTTTATAGCCACATTCCATACAAGTTGGCGGACATCTATCGGACCCATCTTTATTTTTGGCACGCCACGCATAAAGATTTCCTCCGCACTCTGGACATGGATCAGGTGTGATATAAAGCAACGTTTTAATCATTTTTGAAAATCCATCTGATGCTGACTGCATTCTTTCACTTCCTAAAATCCAAGATCATCGTAATCCGAATGACCTGTGTTTGATTTCTGTTGCTTGGTTATTTTCTTTTGCTTCCTTGCCGCTTCTCGATCATCAACAGATTTGAACCCTCTTTGTTCCCAATCTTTCAATATGGCATTGATATAGTTATAGTTTCTTGCGTTTGCATCAATAGCAATTTCAATAGCTTTAACAATTAATTGTTCAGCATCTTTTTGACTAGCTCCGATTTTTTCAAAATCAGAAATCCAATAATCAAAATCGGTCATAGTTTTAGACGACATCAATCCAAATCCGTTGTTTTCCCAAATTGAACGAATGGACGACCCTTTATTGTTATTATTATTTCTTAGGTTCTTAGGTTCTTTAGGTTCTTGTTTATGTTCAGTTCGTTGTTCAGTTTGATGTGCAGCTTGTTGTTCACTTCGTTGTTCAGTTCGTTGTTTTTTTATTTCAGAAAAGCTTTGATATTCTGCGTAGTTACTGACTTTGTACCATGTCCCGTTTTGTCTACTTCTGCTTAATTCAATCATGTCATCTTTAACAAGCAAATCTAAAAATTTTCTGACGGTGTTTCGGCTTACTTCCCACCTTTCAGAAAGTTTTTTTTCGGATGTAATTCTTTCTCCGACTTTCACCGTTTTTAACTCTCCATCAAAAAGAATCTTTCTGTCTTGGTGATTGGCCATGAATATTAAATCAAGCCACCATTTAAGGTATTGAGGATTTTCCCAAATCCAGTGATCTTGAATGGTTCTATAAAGTTTTATCCAACCTCCAATGGCCAACCTGCCCGCCTCCTTTTATAAATCGTCCATACTGGTAAAATTTGTAATTTTGTTGTGTCCTCTACAGTATTCACAAGTTCCACAACTAACTGGTGCTTCCTCACCATTTTTAACTCGCACAACATGCTCGATGTTTTCTTTTAATTCTTCTAACTCATAAATCATCTTTTCTTCACTAAGAGTGATGAGTTTTGCTTCACTAGGTGTTTGTTTTGAAATAGCTGCAATGAGAGGAAGAAAATTTTTGTCATATTGTTGTCGAAGTAGTTCGCAATAAACAGCCATTTGCAACACGTAACCGAAGCGTTCAATAAAGTTTGCTTTTCTGTTTAAACGTTCATCCCATTTCTTCTCGTGCATATCTTTAGTTGTTTTGATGTCTACAAAATACTTTTCTTCTAAATTCAAACAATCAATTTTCCCTTTCCACACTACACCGCCAATTTCACCTGTGACGATCACTTCTTTTTCTCCTTGATAAATATTTAAAAAGGCTTCTTCTTGTTTTAATCTTTCAATCATCTGCTCTGCAATTTGGAAATCTTTCAGTAGGCCAAACGGTTTTCTTGAAGAGAACATCTTGCTTTTATTTTCTTCTTTAAATGCTTCATGAATTTCTGGTGATTCAAAGTAAGAATGAACATAATTACCAACAAGTAATGCTTTTGGATCACTCTCTGGTGTCCATTCGCCTTTTAACTTGGCAAGAGCTGCAGCTTCACATTCTAGAAATTTTTTATATTGAGAGACAGATATATAAGCTAGGTCCGCTTCTTGTGAATAATAATTTTCATCAGAAAGGATAATCGTCTTCTTCAATCGTTGAGACATCAGCTTCACTCTCTTTCTGATTGGTTTCATAACCAGCCATCACATCTAAAGTTTCCTGAACTGGTTCTTCTAAAATTTGTTCAGCCATTTTCGTTAAATCTTCTTTTTCAATTGGTTTGGCTTGTTCAATATCGTTTTCTTGCTCAATAACTTTTTTATTGTTGGTAAATATTTTTTCTTCGAGTACTGCTGCTTGCTCTTCTCGCTCTGGTGTCACATCTTTTCGTTCGAATTCATTTTCGAGTGTGTCTTTAGCAGCTTGCACAAATAAATCATTATCGTTACTAGTGTTAATTAAATATTTAGCAGCTCGATTGATGACAGTTCTTTTTGCCATTTCTTCTGGGAAATCGTTTTGAACATTTTTTGTTTTTGCTTTACTCCATGACTTATCAATTTGTTTTTTAGTCATGACCGTTGTTACTTCTTTACCATTTGCTAGCTTAATAACCACATAAGCAGCCTTGATGTCGTTGTCTAGGTTTTCGAAGGATGTTTCATGTTTAGCAACAACTAAGTCTGGTCCGTCCATAGCAATTTCAAATACATCACCTTCTCTGACTACAACAGGCGTGATTTCTGCCCCTCCTGTTACTCGATCTAATACGGCCATGGTTCCGAAATATGAGCGCATAAGCTGGACCTTATTTCCATATTTAATGAAATAGCATTGTTTCTTCGCAGGTGATAATCCTTGGATGACCATATCAAGCAAGGCGTTAGAAATAGATGTTTTAGCTTCTGGATTGTTAGCTGCCAACTGAAGAAGGTTCCCTCCTGAATTGTTGGTTAGTTCAAAGAAAGCACTTTTCAAAGCATTCTGTGGACTATAGCCTGGCGGCATTTCTAATCCTTGCTCTTGCAATCTATTTAAATTTCCGATGACTTGTTCATCTAAAGAGCGTTGTGTCATTTGTGTTAAATCATTACTCATATTGATGTTCCTTTCTGGTATAATATTTTTAAGTGAGGTGATAAAAATGTTTAAGTCGAAAAAAGATACTTACAGAGAACTTTCTGAAATTTGCAATCTGACTATGAAAAATATTCAAGATATAGAAAATGGTAGCGGCCTGAATATCATTGGCCCTTTTATTGAAAATGACGAATATAATTCATATTTATCTATTCTTAAAACATACAGTTCATTAGGTAATGCTTTATTGAATAATTGGGAAACCTTTAAATTCAATGATCTATCAGCCTTTTTTTCTAAATTAGATTCCTATATTGAATTTTTGAGCTTATTCATAGAAAACCCGACGATAGAAAACCAATTGAAATTAACAACTTTTTATAATAGTTTGGAAGAACTTAATCGGATAATTTGATTTCTTTAGGTGAAAAAGCTATCAATACCAAGTCAGTCATTATCAAATTAGTGTAAAAAAGACTGTCCATCTCTTCGTTAGGAATTTCTTTCCTTAACTCATTTAATCTTTTATGAAGTAATACTATTTCGTCCGAATCTAATGAGGAAAGAAATTCTTTTTTTATTGATAATGATTTACTAAAAGTTTCTTCACTTAACCTATTTAGTTTGTCCATGATCTTTTTTGATAAAATATCTATTTCAGCCTTACTCATTGTCATTCTCCTCTTCTTCGTCATATTCCCATGTTGGTTCTAATGCTTCTTTTTCTTCTGGCGGCTCTTGTCTAGCTCCTAATGAATCAAACTCAGGCATTTTCACCACTCCCAAAATAATTTTATTTTTCCGTCTTCGTCGTCTAAGTGAAAAACTCCTTCTTCTTCTAACTGCATCAAAAACGGTGCTGTAGCTCCTTTTTCTTTAACTACTACGCTTGTTTTTCCTGTGCTGGCAGCGTTCATGATATCTTGAACAATTTTGTTTTGAGCGTTGATCATCATCGCTTCAAAAATCGAATCGCTTAGTCCATTTACTTCGATCATTCACAAAACTCCTTTTACGTGTTATTATTCATGTGTATAATTTTTGCTATGAACCGCACTCGTTTGCAGACGATTGGGGTTCTTTTTGTTTCAATTTTTTTACTCGATAAGCATGTTGCACGTACGGATGATAATAACCAATCTGTCTAATTTCCCAACGCCATTTGTAAATATCTTTACCTATTATCTTTTCTAATGCTTTTCTAGCTTCACGAGATGATAGTTCACAAATACCAAAGTGATATTTTTTTGAAACTGTATTGTATGCAGAAAAATATCGTTCTCCATTTGGTCCTTTTGTTTGCTTTCTTCCCATTTACTTCACCTCACGATCTTCAAGCGCTAAATCATAAATTAAAAGCCAAATGATAAAAACCGCTATATAAATGTTTTGGATTAACGGACCAATATTGCCACCTACTAACAGTCCCAAGCCAAAAACGATTAACAATGCCGCTATACGTCTTAAGTGATATATTTTTTTCACTGTGATCATCCTTTCTTAGTCCCAATGATTCATAATGTCGTTACAAATTTTTATAGCTTCTTTAGCTGGCCAGTATCTTTTTCCCTTGCTAGTACCAGGTTTTCTTTTCTCGATCATTTGCATACGTTTGTCTTTTACAAAATTTTGTTCAACTTCGGGAACAGACATTGAATACCTTGACGATAATTGTTTGATGTCTAAATATTCGGCACGTTCATTTAATCCTTGGCTAGCTTCATCTATTACTTGCTCAAACATTTTTCTTAGAATCTTTTCTATAATGTTGTATAGAAAGTTTTTTGAAGATGAATCTAGAAAATTTTCCATTCTAATCACTCCTATCTGATTTTGTGATCTCTAATTACTTCTAAAATAAAAGCATTTACTGCTGGCCCCTTATCTTTACCACTCAAAACACGCTGGATCCATGTTCTTGACTTCCCATAAGCAGTTGCGAGATCTCTTTCTGATATATTGTTTTTTTCCATAAATGATCTAATCGCTTCACGACCACTATTAATGTTGCTCATGTTTTATCTCCTTTCTGTCTTTTTGAAAGAAAATTGGATAGAATTTTATAAAACTATTGACAAATTTTACCCATTTGGATACTATAAGTACATAGTTAAATAAGCCTATAACAAAGCCTTTATTTTGCACTCGGTCGCCAAACTTAATGCTATAAGGTGTGTTTTTAGTTTGCTTTTTTTCTATCCAATTAACTTTACAAGAAGATAATAACCCTATCGGAAACTTTTGTCAACATAAAGTTACCTTTTTTTATAATATTTTCTTCTTGAGAACAGGAGAGTATTGATATGACAGTATTTGAGATAATACAAATGCTTGCAAAAAAACAAGGAAAAAGTGTTAAAGATGTGTCAAGAGAACTTGGTTTTGGAGAAAGCACTATTTACAAATGGAAAAAACAATCTCCAAAAGCTGAATACATCGAAAAGGTAGCCCAGTATTTTAATGTTTCAACCGACTACTTATTAGGTAGAACGGATAATCCAAACCAAGCTGGTGCTAAACCATCTGATGATTTAGATGAAGTATTAGACAATGTGATGAGTTTCGATGGTGAGCCTTTGGATGATCATGATCGGGAAGTTATTCGTGCTTATTTGAAAGGGAGATTCGGAAAATAATTTAAAGGTTGTGCTATATGAAAAGTATCAAAGAGTTGGTGGAAGAATATAATGTGGAGTTAGTTTTTACTACATTACACAAAAAGGCTTGTTTCGAACCAAAGTATGGTGTAATTTTCATTAATCAAGATTTATCTACTGCAGAACAAGAAGAAGCTATTTATCATGAATTTAAGCACGTGAAAGATCATGCTGATTTGATGGCACTATACAACATTCCTATTTTCAGATCAAAAATGGAAGCAGAAGCTGAACATTATATGCTCGAATGTTTAATCGAAAAAAACGGTGGTCAATTTAACTATTCTAATGTAATCACACATTATAATTTAAAGATGGGCCAAGAAATTTACTTAAAATAAAAAATAACGCACCCTCCGACCAAGAAGTTGTGCGTTAAAAATAGAACCAAAATAGGCTTATTTTGTTACGCCTATTTTACCACAAAGAAAAGGACGTGAAAATATGGCGAAACTAAATTGGTCCAAAAAATACAAATATGTTTTTTCTTACTCAAATAAAAAAGGAACTTTTTGGGGATATCGCTATCCTTATTACAACTCTCTAAAACACCGAAAAGAAGCTAGCAAACGTGGATTTGAAAGCGAAAGAGCAGCGAATAAAGCATTGCTAAAAATCCAATATGCTTTAGAAACACAAAATACTTCCTTTATCGAAAATAAACAACTCACCATAGATGAATGGATTGATGTATGGATACCTTACGCCCAAGACAATTGGAGTGTTTCAACCAAACAAAATATTGAATCTGCTATCAAATTTCACATATCACCATTAATTGGAAATCAAAAACTATCTTCTTTAAATAAGATTACCTATAAGCGAGAATTTATTGACAAATTAAGACAAGAAAACAAATATACAGAATCCACGATTCAAACGTGGCATAAAATTGTAATGAGGATGATTAACGCTGCAGTACATAATCAAATCATTCCTAGCAACACGCTAACAGGCTTTAAATTTGATTTAAGTAATAATGTTCGTTCATTCTCTAAAAATGAATTACAGCGATTTGTGGCGGCTTTAGAAAACGAAGATATTCAAACTCAAGTTATATTTTTAACACTGCTAAAATCTGGAATGAGAAAAGGTGAACTGATGGGGCTGCGATGGAGTGATATTGATTTAACTGAAAAATATTTCGATATCAATTCTACACGTGGTGATTATGGTGAAAATAAGCCGAAAACAAAAACTAGTATTCGTAAAGTTTATTTTGACAACTCATTACTCACTTTAATAAAAAAATACAAAAATCACGAGAAAGAACGCCTTCTCAAAGAAGGAATAATTTTAAAAGATAAGGACTATTTTATTTTAAGTTCTCGAAATTTACCTATCAAACAATCAAGAATTACGTATATATTTCGCCTGTTATGTGAAAAGGCAGAAGTTCAAAACATAACCGTGCACGGGCTAAGACATACACATGCAACGTTTCTAATTGAAGCAGGAGCAAACATTAAATATGTTTCAACCAGGTTGGGACACAAGAATATTAATATAACTTTGGATGTTTATAGCGATGTGCTAAAAGAAGAAGAAAAAGAAACAGCTGATTTAATGGATAAACTCATTGAAAATTTGTGA